TTTCCATAAGTCCTGGTTAGATTCATATCTAGCATATATCTTGTGTGCTTCCCAAATATCCATTGTGTCATGTTCCCATATTGTAAAGGTAGGATGTGATAAACGGTTCCAAATAGAGTCCCTAACTCTGGGTGATAAGTTTTCACCTAGACCTGCTTTAGAGGCACCTAGTTTTTCCATTGTTGTTTCTCTAAATAACCCAGATTCCTCCCATGTTTCCTCAAACTCGGAATATGTATTTCTTAAATTGGAATCAGTTATCTTATGGTGAATCTGTAAGGGGAAGATGTTTAATGAAGGATGTTTTATATTGTCAAACATCCACTTTATACCAGCATCCAAAGTTTCCTCTGTCTCATGCGGTAACCCTATAATATAACTAAATGTTGTTCTATATTTTCCTAAAGTTTTAAGGAAATATTCTTGTGCATCCAGTATACCTTGTTTTAATTTATCGGGGGGCATGCCTTTACCTATGGATTTTGCAGACTCGTGATTAAAGGATTCAATACCGTAATAATGTCCCCATAATCCCATTTTTGCCATATGTTCCCAATCTTGTGGGCGTGCCGCAATAAGATCAGGTCTTACATACCCCTGGATATTTGTGTCAAAGGGCAGTCTATCAATAACATTGCCAGCGGCTTCTAGTACTGTACTATCTGCATTTGTAGTTTCATCAGCACAACTATAATCAGTAATACCCCAGTATTCATAATTTCGTAGTAGTTCATCATATAAGTTATTCATACATCTAGAAGTTTTACCCTTGTATCCAATAATATTGAAATAGCAAAACTTACATTTAAACTTGCACCCTCGAGTAAACTCTAATGTTAAATTTTCACCTGGTTGTATGTAATCCCGGCTTTCATATTTTACTTGTAAGTCATCCATGGGATATGATGGGTGAGAACTATCGCAGTTTACAAACTGATATTGTTTGCCCATCATTTCAAATTTTTCAATTACAATATTACTGGGATTGCCTGTAAGTTTTTTAAGGAGTTCAATAATTGCATGTTCCCCATACCCCGCAAGATGAAAATCTGCAGGTAGCATATGGCTTGTCATAAGCATTTTACCACCGGCAATTGTAGCAACATTAGGATATGTTTTTTTCAACCAGTGCATAAAATCTATAATATCCTGCTCTTTAGATAGCAGACTGAATACAGTACTGACACCAACAAACACTGTATCTTTTCTTATTCTTTGTTTGTAAAATTCTTTAAGTTCATCAACTGTCCATGCAGGCATAAAGTCAAGGACCTCAATATCCCAACCATGCTCTCTTAGATACGAAGCAATCCTGTGAGCACCAGATGCTCTTTTTACGGAGATATGATTAATCGCCTGATGTATAGGCGTTTCAATCCATCCTCCCATGATAATGCCGTGCATAATTTACCTGCAAATAATTAAAAAAAGGGAGACAACAAATAGTATGTTGCCTCCCGATCCCATACTCAGTTTTTCTGTATTAACAACAAATAGGACATCGAGTATGTGTAAACCTATTAGTCATCATTCGCAAGTTTAGCAAAGTAGCTCATTGTATCATCATCGTCATCATCCAAGTTAGATGAAACCGATACAGGAGTTGTTGCAGTTGCGGCCTTTACAGCCATCAAATCTTCAACATCATCATCACCTGTTTGTGCAGAGATAGATTCCGCAGTAGATACTCTCGCACCGCCTGAAAGTACTTGATTCAGTTTAGCTTTCAGTTCGTCATAAGTTTTAAAGTTCTTAGGATCTACAAGTTCAGCAAGTGAATGTTGTTTACCCCAGATTGCTTCAATCTCTTCATCTGTGTCTGCAATAGCAGATGGTGAAGATTCAAACTCTGACTTGTCATAGTTACGATAGCCTTCTACCTGACGAGCTTTCAATTTAAAGTTGCTACCTTCCCAGAAGTCAAAAGGATTAATTGGTGTTTCATCCTCAAACTCCGGTTGCATAACATCTTTAATCTTGTCAAAGATTTTCTTACCAAACTTGTAAAGGAATACTTGTCCTTCATTCGCAGGGTTAGCAGGATCTTTAACTACAAGAACATTAGCATAGTAAGACAAACGGCGTTTTTGCTTGCGAGCAATATCCTTATTTGCCTCAGTACCAGTGTTCCATAGTTCACTATTCAATTCTGAAACAGGATCAGGCTGCCCCATTGTTGTTAGTGAATTTTCGATATACCATTTTCCAGTTGGACCCTGAAACCCGTGATTCCAAAGGCGTACCCAAGGCACTTCCTCGCCTTTAGGGGCGGGCAAGAAGCGCAGGACAGCATAACCGTTACCAGCGGAATCTACTGATAGCTTCCACTCGTTAGTGTCATTTTTGTCTTGTTGTTTGGGGGAATCAATCTTTTCGACTTCTTTCATCAAGTTGTCGAAGTTACCGCGGGCTTTGCGTAGATCTGAAAGTGAATTAAACGACATATTTTTTCTCCATATAAGCGTTGTATGTTTGTATAATGTCCTATATCAGCGGACACATTATTTATAAAAGTTTTCAAGCTCTATTTTCATTTTATCCGTGATTCGGACAAATGGACGATATTTTTTTATAAGCAAATTAATGTCTTGTAAAAATATATCATCAGTGTCTAGTATAGCATAATTAAAAGTTTTGTCAAGCACTACTAGAGTTTCTATTGAAATAAGATGACCAAAATATAATCTATAAACTAAAGGATGATAACCACCGATACTCTCAAAAGGATTAGTAATTTCCTCCTTCTCCATTTCTAGTTTAATTTTAGCAACATCTTGTTCAAAAGTGTAGTCCCGTTTTTGTTTACGGGATTTCCACTCATCGTATGTTTCCTTTGCACTTGCATCGAAAACACCTCCCCACTTATCACCAGAGACAAAATTGGCAACAAGTAGATCTATGACCTCTCTGCGTTTGTAATCACGAGCAAGTTTTCTCATAGCAAATAAGTCTCTGCGTTTTAGAAAAGACTTTTCACTTGCTTTAACTGCACCCCTAGTCTTAGTTATATCATAGGACAGTTGTGTAAAGTGCAAACGCAATGCGAGGTATAATTTATATACTTCAAACGGTTCCATTAAAATGGTAATTTTCCTGTTTTCTCTTTTAGTAAATTTAAAGCCTCAGCTTCAACTTGAATCTTTTCCTTCAAAGAGGTAGTAAGAAGTTTTTTAATAGATTCAATTTCTATTTCTTGTTTTAAACAGTAGTCAACAAGGACATCAATATACCCACTATAAGTAACTTTTGCTTGTTTCTCAATATACATTGAAAAATCTGCAGATGTCTTAAATTGTTTTGTAATTAAAAACACATCTGAAACAGACTCTACCTTTGTAGTCATATCATTATCAATTATCAGTTTGGGCATTATGTAATCTCTTTTTCCAATTTTTAATATATTCTAAAGTATCAACAGTTCTTGTAACATAAGGTTCTTTGCACAAAGTAGATTGTGCTTCACCGGGTTTATCAAACCCATATACTATTTTGTGGTCAAACGCTTCGGCTATCTGCTGTATTGTATATGGATGACCTGCACCCAAATGTACTTGCTTAGGCTTTTTAGGTTGCCGTAGCAGTTTAATAATACCTTCTACAACATCAGCAACATATGTAAAGTCCCTAGATTTCTTACCACTACCAAACACTGTAAGCGATTCATCATTAAGAACATTATTTTTAAATGCTCTAATAACAGTACTGTAAGGACCATAGTCCGCTTCCCTCGGACCATACACATTGTAAAAGTAGAGTAAGTGGTACCTTACATTCCAATGTGTCTGATATAGATGAAGTGTTTCCTCAGCTATTGCCTTACCAAATGTATAAGGGTTTGCAAATCTATCACTAAACACTGTACTAGATGATTGAGCAAAATACAAAGGACAATTGTGATGCCTTGCCCACTCAGCAACCATTGTTGTTGGTGCAATATTATTCATAATTGCATCTAAAGGTTGTTCAAATGAAAGTCGAACTCTGGGTGTATTTGCCAAGTGTATAATACCGTCAATTTTTTCCTCAGAGGG